ACATCACAATAATTACAATGGCAATTGCCCACTCCATCTGTTCGGCCTCGGCCTCTTTGCGCTTTTTCTCTTCAGCGTGTAAGGCCGCCATCTCTTTGGCATCATCCCTGTCCAGTTCAGCTTGACGGGCTTTAGCCGCATTCCATACATCTATGCGCCCAGCTTGCATAAACAACATTTTTAACTGCTCTTCAAACCGTTTGGCTTCATCCAAAGCCATCTCAATCTGTAACGCCGCACCAAGGTTAGACTTACCGCCCGTACGCTTGGCGTGAAGCATGGCCTTCGTAGCGGTTGACTTGGCATCAAAAAGCTTGGCTATTGACGGCGTTAGGCCTGCCAGATCACTAGCCACTTTACTAGCTTTTTTAACGACACTGATTGCAGTTTGCAATCCTTCTAGCGCCGTGATTGGATCAATCATCTAAATTCAAAACTTAAATTTGCATGACGAGGGTACTGTACAACGCGCTCCCCTTCAGGACACTTGTACTTGATCGTCGCCAGCAAAGTGGCTTTGCCGTTAGTAACCTTCTCCTTGCCTACCATCGTAAGTTCGTAGGTGAACGTATCAATCTCTGGCCCGGCTGGGCCGCTAAACTTGCTTGCGGTGGTGGTTGCCTCATGCACCATACCAGCCGCATCACGGATGCTTGGCGTAAAACTCTCGACAGAACAGTCGTCCCGCTTCTTTATTCTTGCAACCGTGACGTTGATGGGCTTGCCAGCTTCTGCCACAATCTTAAAGTTTTCAGGCGACCACTCAATGATTGCGCGGTCAAACCAACCAAACTTGTCGGCAAGCGTGTAACTACCGCCTAAAGCGGCAACGGTAGCGGCAACGGCTCCAATTGCTTTGGTAATGTCAACCATTTCATCCCCAAATCCAAACAAGGGTGAACGTTCCCCAGATTATAAAAATAACCAAAAAGGCCGCAACGATGAACGCTTCGACCCAGTCCCACATGGTCAGGCAGGAGCGCTAGGCTCTTCTGGAGGGGCTTCAGGGGCGGCAAACGAGCCGTCCTCTTGCCTGACCCAGTTGACTTGCACCTCATCTTCGACCGTTTGGCACTGGGCCAAAATGCTTGGGTGGAAACATTGGTCAATTGTAAAACCCTCAACAGGTACAAGAATCTCTGCGACTACGTTGTTTTGAATTCGTGCTGTTTTCATTTTTACCACTCCACAATAACCATACCACCGCCAGCAGGGTAAGAGGTGGACGCACCTGCACCGCCACCGGGGTAGCCGCCGCCTGAACTATTGCCACCACCACCACCGCCGTTTATGCCACTCTGTTGTGGGCCACCGCCACCGCCAGTGCCAATGAAATCTATTGAAAATCCACCTTGCATTCCAGATGTTGGCATTGGTGGGCTTCCGTTTGTGAAGTAAGTGCCACCACCTGAACCCATAATGCCATTGCCGCCAGTAAAGCTAGCGTTACTTCCTGACCCGCCACCTGACGCGCCAGTTCTTCCGTTGTCACTAGCGGTGATAGCGCTTTTTCCGCCATTCCCAAAAAGGTTGCCAACGCCACCACCAGCGACTGCCTGATAGCCTTCGCCGCCAGAAGTGTTTATATCGCCACCTACGCCAACGCCACCAGACACTACCTGCGCACTAGACGCAGAGCCTCCGCCTGTCGCAGAGCAGTACAAGCCGAACGAGGAAGTCCCCCCAGTAGAACTGTTGCCCAAACCAGCGGAGCCAACGGTTACGGCAATAGATGTCACTCCCGTCAATTCGTATATGGCACGCATTGTGAAGCCGCCACCTCCACCTCCAGCGCCGCCGCCGCCACCAAAACAACGGGCGCGAACTTTAGCAACGCCCGGTGGTACATACCATGTGCCCGAGTAAGGGAAGATTTGAACCTGTCCAGTGCCAAAGACACCAGAGAGGGGGTTGGACGCCTGAGATTGAATAGGAACAGCCATTATGAATTTCCTTGTAAATTGACGCTTCGTCCGTTGAAGGTTCCTTTGACGCCATTCACCGCCGCGCCAGTGCTGTCAAAAGCGCCAGTTGCCGTGCTTGTGTATGACGCTCCTAACAAAACCTGTCCGTTGTTTGCCAGCTGGCCTGTGGAGCCTGCTGTTGCGCCTGTAATGGCAACCCCAGCAAAAACGCCTGCGATGTTTGAAGAAGTAGTTGTTGGCGCAATTGGCGTCAACGCCGAAGGAGTTACGCCCGCGACGATGGGGTACGAATTTGAAACGCTAGTGCCGTTGATAATCAGGAAAGTTGGGAAACGGCTTGTGTTTAAAAAAGTAAGGACGCAGTTATTTCCCACTCCAGAAGTGACTCGGGGTTGGGCCGCAAGGCCGTACGAACCACTCACGCTGTATCCATTGTTTGAGAACATGGGGACGTTGCTAGTGCCAGTTATTTGGTATGGCAGTTGCTGACCACTGCTGAACGTCATTTGTGCTGGCAGGCAGGCAATACCTATTTGCGTGCTGTCGTATGCCGTTGCTATAACTACATTGCCGTTGCCAGTCAAACCTATGCCCATCATAGGGTTCGAAATTGGGCCGTTTGTTGAACCCAAAGGCCAAGAGCTCAATGCGGCGGTTGACCCAACGGTTGCAGCTCCACTGTCTGTGAACATAAAATAATCAGGGTATCCAGACTCATAGCTTGTATAAATATACATACCAGACTCAGTAGCACACAGTTGCGGACTTTGAATGGCCGCACTCATGCTAAATGACACTACAGCCGAACTTGTCCATGTGTTTGGCGCTGTTGGAACAAAGGTTTGAGAGTACCCCGGTCCCCCGCTGCTATACCACCCGCAAACAGCAAATCCACCGTGATTGTTTCCTGCGGCAGTAAGAGATTGCGCGAGGGAAGTAGTGGTAATTTGACTTAAAAGCGTTAACGATGAGTCATATACTCTTGCATATACGAGGCTACTGCCGTCCACGCTATAAACAAACACAAAATTGTTGTCTGTCATGCCAGAAATGTCAAAAACCAAGCTTGTGGAGTAACCTGTAATGGTGACGTTGACGCTGGATGTAGGCGAATAACCAGAACTAAAAACTTGCAAAGTAGCAACGGTGTTACTTGTTGAGGTATATGCCACAACAAATCCGCCACCAGACAGCGCCCCAACTCTTACAGAAAAATCTGTACCGTTACCAGAAGTTGAAACAGTTGCGGTGGTTATCAATAAACCTGTTGGCGAATATACGCTTGCGTAAACCGGGTAAGGTGCACTGGAAGATTTCCATGCCACAACAAAGTTACCATTTGGCAACGTGCAACTAGCAATCGAATTAGCACTTGAACCAGAAACAACTGTAGGCCCAGATACCGTAGATGGAGTATTTGTGACCACTGTTGCCGAGTTGACTGTTGAATAAAACGACAACGAGTTAGGATTAACTGTAGACGGAATGAACGCCCCGGCAGGCTGACCCGTAACAACGACTGAAGGGCCAGTTGTAGAAGAAACTGGCTGAATCGCATAGTTTGAAGTGCTTATTTTGCAAAACACTTGATTTACAGGTTTCTGTTGATTGGTTGCCGAAACCCAATACGCATTGACAAAACCGCCAGATTCAATCAAAGTAATTTTGCTGTACCTACCCGCAAAACCACCAGTCACCTGAATAGGTATTGCGCCAGTGACGTTTGAGCCGCTCACACTAACCCCAGAAGAGTTATAGAACGCATACTGCATATTCCCATAACCATCTGAAAAATACATAATAAAATTGCCAGAACTAAGGCATTGGAGGCTTAAATAACCGCCCGCATAGTTGGTCTGGTAAAAGCTGTTTGCTATAGGAATCGCAATATTCTCTGCGCCCATCGTATTGCTTAGTGGCAAAAAACGGAATGCTGGGTATCCATATGTTCCGTTGCTTGAGTAATAACCAATAACAATTGTTGTTCCATCAGCCTGCACAGAGGCGTCTGGGTTTCCAGCGCCTTGAGCGCTTGAGGATATACCAGAGGGAGTTGTAAATTGGGTTATGCCAATAATTGCCGCCCCTGCCGAGTTGTAAAGCCTGTAGTAGTAGGTTGTGGTGTTAAATCGGTCGCAAACAAACAGGGAACTGTCGCTCCTTGATGTGAAAGCAAACGAATTTTCAACAGCAGCTGCAATTATTCCAGTGGCAATAGTTGCGTATGCACCAACACCAGTAGCGTTGTATGCACGCAAAAATATCTGACTTGATGTATTTTTTGCGGCAATAGCGAAGCCGCCGTTTGCCAGACTCGTCATCTCGATAGGAACGTAAGACGCACCGAGGGAGAACGAGGTGTCCTGCGTAGCCGCTGTGACAACGGTTCCGCTATTGTCGTAAATTGCATAGTTGACGGAGTTTGCTGTTCCGCCAGTGTTGTTTATCCAACCTACAGCAAATCCGCCACCAATCAAAGCGACAACAGAAACAGCAGAGTAGCTGGCATTTGTAAATGTTGCAGAAACAGATGTTGGCGCGACCACAACAGTGTTAGTTGAGTCAACAATTCTAAAATAGACTTGGTTTGGAGTTGATGGCGATTGGGTGTAATTTGTCCAAACCTGAACAATATTACCGTCGGTCAAAACAGCCGCAAACTTCCGAGATGTCCCGCCAGAAATTCCAGTTTGCATCTGAGCAAATGAAAATGCTGGAGAAATAATTCCGCCTACCCCGTTAGGATTGATTGCGGCTGGAAGCGCAAAATTAAAATTTACAGTGCTAGGCGGCGTCAAATTGGCAGGATTCTTGTAGTCGCCATTTTGAAAGTACACAGGGTCGCCAGCATTAAAGCCAGTGGCTGTGTAGACCTCAGTAACGCTTGCTGTGCCTGAGTTGTTTGGAAGCTGTTGAATAGAACGTGACATTTTTAACCCTCGTATCCGTAGACGTTGACATTTACACCAGCGACAGTGGCATAAGCAACTACCAATTTGCCAGCAGTAGCGACCAAGCCGCCCCGCTCCAAAACACTGTTTGGCGGAATCACGGTCTCAAACTCCAAGTATTCAGCCGCTGTTGGTGTTGATGTTGCGGCAATTGCCAAGTTGACAGCAACAGGAAAACCGCTCGTGTTGTTCATCGAGACATTGAACACAGACGGAGTTACTGCAACCGTGTATACGGTGGTGTTTGTTGCGGCGGCGAGTGACGCCTGACCTAGTGTGCCTGATGCCATGTTCGTTCCTTAAAATTGGGCCATGAAATATGTTTTGGCGGTTGTTGGACCTGTGACTGGCAAATCATTCCAACTAGGGGCTGCGCCAGCATTTGCCGTCAATACCTGTCCGGTCGTACCGTTGGTCAAATACGCAGTTGTACCTACTGAGGACTGATACACCACCGTATACGCACCGCCACCAGCTAAGTTTGAAGCCGTTGTAGCAGCAGGGCCTGCGCCCCACACAAGGTTTGTACCATCCCAAAGCAAAGCATTACCAGCGGTTACTGGGGCAGCTACAAAGCCTGTGGTGTTTAAACCTGTTTGGTATGCAACTCGATTAGCTGCACCGCCAGCAATGTTAGTTGCTGTGCCCACCGACAAGGTAGACTGCGCCACATACTGAGGGGCTGTAGCACCGGCAGTAAGTACTTGGTTTGTTGCACCAAGGGGGAGGAATGTGGTTGTGCTGGCCGCGCTCTGATAGGGCAGTGAACCTGTTGCGCCACCAGAAAGGTTAGTCACTGGAATTGTAGAAGGGGCCACCCAAGTCATTGCTGAACCTGTAGAGGACAGCAGGTATGTATTAGCGCCAACAGCGTTTAAGCCCGTACCGCCGGAAGTAATAGGCAACGCAGTACCCAGATCCAGTGTGGGCAGGTAGTCCATCGCCACGCCAACGTCTGTACCATTGTTATAGAGCCAAGCTTTCTTGCCGTTGGGAACACTCACACCGGTCTGGCCAGCAACCTTAACGGTAACTGCAAAGCCACCAACCGAGTTGTTGAATACCAGATATGGTTTGAAAATAGCTGGTACGTTAATTGTGCCCGGAGCAGACAACGTAGCCGTAACGTTCAAAACAAACGCGCGAGCAACTTGGTATGCAGGATCATCAATCAGTGTGTATGTGGCAACGTTGGCGGTGAAGTCGCCCGTAGCGCAAACAGCTGTACCAACAATCGCTTGCTCCAAACCGGATGCAGCCGAGCTTGTGCTACCAAGGTTAGAGTTGGTAATAGAACCCCACACACCCGACTTATCGCCGGTGGTCATCAGTTCTATTTTTAGATTGGCACTGTATAAACTTGGCATGATCTACCTTTAATACGAACTGCGGATCAACGCTGTTGTTGATGTGTTGGCAGGCATCGTGATCGTGAAGTTGGATGACGTCTTGTCGCTTCCAAAGTCTAGCACGGCAATGGATTTATTACCTTGCGTTTCGTTATAGATCAATGCACACCGCGCTGTGATTGTGCCAGTCCACGAGATGTTTGGGAAGCCCACATACGCAGTATAGTCAGATGAAGACGAAGAAACTGTAATAGGCGTGAGTTGTGCACCGCCTGCAGCGTACGGAGACGCCCCCGTTGTAGCTGGCACTTCGTTTGCGGAAGAGTACACAGTTGTGTCGGCATTCAAATTTGCGTCTGCCGTGTACAAAGCGATCTTGATAACGTCTGTAGTCAGGTCGTGAATACCTTGATACAGCTCCGCCTTGAAGCTCGTTGTTTGGGTTTGAACAATACTCATGAGACGGGTATCCTTGGCTCACGACGATAAGTGTCGGTTTGCTGTTTGCCCTCACCCAAGTTCTTCAGAAGCGCCAATGCCTCCATGTACTTCTGGTTGTACATAGCCGTCATGTCCTGCTCACCCTTCATGTAGGTGTTAGCCTCAACCAAAGTGCCGTACAGCAGCACAGAGCTGAAGTTTTCGCTTAGCCATGTTGTCGTTGCAGTGACAATGGACTCAGGCATGTAGAAGTAACTTAAGTTGGTGGTCAGCGCAGCGCTGGGCGTAGGTCCCAGAATGAACTGCAACTGCGTCACAGGTGTGGCAGGGCCATTGATTGCGTAGTACTTTGGCGTGCCAGTAGTGGCTGGATTGGGGTACGCCTCCTGCATGAACGCAGGGTCTTTGTTAAGCAAGTAAATGTAGTTGCCACTTGCATCAATCACGGCAAACGAATACACGGACAGCAAGTCTGTTGGCGCATTAAACGTATTCACGCTTGGCGTTAAAGCCGTAGTCGAGGTCTTACGTAAATTGGCCAGCTGCACCGAGTTGTAGATGCGCTGCTCCGCCTGCTGAATCATGGTGTTCATGTCAGTAGTGTCGAAGGTGTTCTGCGTGTAATCAGATACCGCAGTCACCAATTGGGAGTAAGTCAGCGCACCTAGTGTTGCCATATAAACCTCAAGCCATTGGGCCGCGAGCCATCACCCCTTTGGTAGCTGCGCCAGTACCACGGATTTTAATACCGGTTTCTTTTACAGACTCTTTGCCTTGTGAGTTGTTGTACATGCCAACACTCATACGTGGCTGCATAGCGGCCAGCGTCTCCAGACCAGAATCTTTACCGGGCGTTGTGGAAGCCCTAACGGTTTTGCCGCTCATTGTGTGCGGCTTTGCGTAAGCTGAAGCGGGAAGATTGTTAACTTTAGCCATGATTAGCCTCCGCGTTGGTTGTTCACACGCGCCATGTTGCGGCCAACCGCTTTCATCGCTTCGCTCTTAACGCCCAAAGATTTCTTGCCACCCTTGTCAGTCCCTTTGGTGGGGCCGCTGTTGGGGAAAACTTGAACGTCTGTCTTACCGCGTTTAGCGACGCCGTCCGCTGCTTTTGTGTATGCCATGATTAGCTCCTTAAGATACCGTTACTGTACCAACATTTGCTCTAGCCACCAAGTAGTTTGGTGTTAAAGCTGCATCAAAACTGCTGGCACCCCCAACTGGATTCCAGCCCCACTGAATATCACGACTGCCGCCTGTGGGATCGCCCCCTGCATTTGGCCCTGCAGTCACATAAGTTGTGTCTCTACGCGGGTTGCGTACAGCCTGCGGGTCATCCACCGGATACATACCCAACTGCAACTGCGGTTGATCGGGGTCCCAGCAAGTGTCGCACACCAACAGGTTGTACGTCTTGGTCTTGATGACCTCTTTGCGCAGTGCCGTTAATTTGAACTGGAAGCCACAGCGATCGCATATCGCGATACTGTTCTTACCAGAAGCAAATCTGTTGCCCATTATGTACCACTACCAATAAACATTTGACGAGGAACAAACCGCACAGATGCCTTCTCGCGGTCTTCCGTAGATGCCAACTCCCAAGCCTCATCGTACTGTTGTTTCAGCACGGGCAAACGCTCCGCACCACCGGGAACCTTAAGCGCCAAGTAGTAAGCCAAACCTGCAACCATGCAGGGTAAGAACCGGAACGGCACGTCCATCGTGTTCACGCCATTACCCGCATCATCAATGCGGCGCAAGCGCCAATATACAAATGTATAAGTCTGTGAGTTGTCCGGCACAGGCCAAACGGTAATCGTAGGGATTTCCTGACGGCGCTCAATCCACACCTGAATAGGTCTGGCTTGCTGTAATTTGTTTGGAATGGTTGCGTAAGTAGAAACACTGATACGCGTGATGGTCAAGTCCGCTTGAGTCGAGGCGCTCCCCGCGCCCGTGCGTATGACGTGCTCCATCAAGTCCACAGTGTCCGCAGGCAGGTTGTATGTGGCCGTACCGGGAACAAGAGGAATCGTCCCCTGCTCAAACGTCCACATGTTCAAACCACGGTTAGCCCAGTCAGCAAATAGAAGATTCAAACTTCGTCTTGCAGTGCGCAGGTCGTAGCCCGTGCGCATCTCAGAACCAGCGCGTTCAAACGCTTCCTCAACAACTTCCGTGAGGTCAAGATTAAATGCAGTGGTTCCAGAGACGGCCATTATTTCCTCGCAGTCTTAGCGGAATCAATAAACGCTTGGGCAGTGGGAGCACCCTTCTGTCCGGGCTTACGCATCTTTTCTTTAGACCCAGCGGCTATGCGTTTTTTCTTTGCGTGGATGTTGGCATACAAGCCAACAGGCCCACCCTCTTTGTACTGGGTAAAGTCAGTGTCATCCCTTCGGGCAGTCTTCTTACCCTTGGGCATTTTAGAGGGGGAGATGTCCCCCATCCCACGGCTAGCCATCATGGTTTAGCACATCTTTCCACGGGTCTTGCCTTTAATGGCAATACCGTCTGCACGTTTAGAAGCAGTCATACCGCCTTTGGCGTAGCCCATGTCGCTAATTTTCTTACGATCTTTAGCGTCTTTAGCGTCTTGTTTGGCTTCTTGAACTGCATCGAAATTAGCTGGTTTTTTAACACCGCGCGACTCACGCTTCATTTCAGCAGCGGCTTCGCTTTTGTCCTGCTCTCTTTGTTTTGTAAGTTTGTAGTCGGCATAACCAGCCGCACCACTCCCCGCTAACAAAGCTGGCCCTGCATTGTTTTCAAGAGCTTTAAAAACTTTGCCGCTTCCGCCACGACCTTCGTCGTACTCGTTAACGCTACGTTTCATGGTGCGTCCTTAACAGGCTTTGCCGCCCATGTTCATCTTAACCATTGAGCCTTTGGTTTTACCTTTTGAAGCAACACCGTCAGCACGACTAGAGGCAGAGCCGCCAGCTTTTAAACCCGCGTGGGCTTTGGAAGCGGGTTTACCGGCATGTTTTGCCAATGCAGCGGGCATACCGCCACCAGCCATTTTGCTAGTGCCTTTTTTCTTAGCCATCATTGCCATGAAGCCAGCATTCATTTTAGAAGCCATAGTATCACCACCTTTTGAAAATTTGCGGCCCTTGTCCGCAGTTGTAAAATCCTTGCCCACAGATTGCGGGACTCCTACTTTCTTAGCAAACGCTGGGTTGTTAGCCACCGCCGCCATGAAATTGTGTTGCTTCTTACTCGTCGACGGCATCTTTAGCCTTAGTACGTTTAGTTATTTCACGAACAGTATCAGACTCCCAGATACGAAGACCAAGGTAAATAATCGTGAACAAAGAGGCCAGAGGCGGGAGCCACGTAGCCATAACGCCAACAGTTGTCAAGACTGCTGCGCCATCTGCAACTGCTTTAGCTGTGTCGTGCTGAGTCATACCATACGTCCTTTAGTCTTGCCTTTTGTAGCGCAGCCATCAGCCGCAGTTACATAGCCACCATCCTTACAATTCCAAGCCCTCAAAGACTTATTGATCCGTGAATCCGGATCGTTGGCTGTCTTTGCGCTGGTTAGCTTCTTTTTCATCCCTTCCATCCTCGCACAGAAAGAGTCTCGCCGGGAGCCGCCTTCTGGCTGGGGCGGTTTCAAATTCATACCTTGCGCTTTCGCGGAGGCTCGTCCCTTGGCGTTTAAACCGCCCTTGGGGTTCTTGCCTTCCTTCCTTGTCCATGCAGGTGATTTTGCCATCATTCGGCTCCTGTGCAAACATGTTCTTCAGCGTGGTACTGCTCGGCTGTTAACTGCTCATCCCAGTCTGTTCCTTCTTCATTCAAGATTTGCCACTGCTTGCCGCAGAGGTTGCAGGAGATGTGGGCGATGGATTCGTTTATTTCAGACATTATTGGCTCTCCACCTGTGCATCAAGGGCAAATGAAGTTTGGGCTACCGTGCCGTTAATGTACACAATACGTGCGTATCTAAGAAACAACGAGGCGTTCAGTGTGGTGTATGTTGACGCAACCACAGCCACTTGAGCCGCAACACGCCAATTTGTACCATCTCGGCTAACTTGAATCTGTAACCCGTTCGCCGCGCTTGCTTGGTCAGCAAACACAATTGCGTTAATGGATTGGTACACGCTCATCGTATCGCCAAAGTCCAACGTAGCACTTGTAAATGTTGCGCTGATAGCCAAGTTGGTTGTGGATAATGCGTACTGTAGGTTAACTGGAAACGAGTAAGCGTTTGACAGCGCACCGCCGTTGTATGTCAAGAAAGTAGATATACGGAAATTGGTCTGCGCTGTTGCGCCGTTGACAAAACGCAAGCGGTAGTAGCGAGTTGAAATTGGTACGCTGAACTGTTGCCAGTTGGCGTTTGATGGGATTGCAACAGCCAAGGCTTGGTACCAGACCGTAGGCGTTGTGGAAGTCGTCTCAGTTCCAAGGTCAAGGTATAACTGGCCGGGAACCAAACCAGCGGTGTGGTTAACGCCAATCACAAGTTGCGTGTTGTAGACAGTGCCAGATGTGGTGCTTGACGCAATGTTTTGCGATGTACCTGTAAAGGTTGCACCTGCCGCCAAGTTGGTGCTTGATTGCAGGGAATAAGTGTTGCTGTTAGTTGGAACAACACTTGAACCAGACACTGACACGCTTCCGCCGTTAACAGCCACTGGAACAGATGCAGAGTTTGCGCCGTTTGCTTGGACCTCTACACGCTCACGCAGGTATTCATAGATGCGAACAAACGAGATGCGTGCGTCAGTGCGGCGAATGACTGCTCCGCCCGTGTTTGTCAAAGTGAGGGGTGCTGGCAGAGTTGTACCAGTCAAAGGCTCTAAAACAAGTGTGGACGTGACTTGATCTACAACTTTGTAAGCCCCATCAAAGCCAAGATCAGCGCCTGTTGCCCTGTTGCGTAAACCATACACATTGACATAGTCGCCAATGACCAAAGACCAAGACGCGCTACCTCCCAACGTTAATTGAGTGGTTGTGCTTGATGCGTTTCCTATGACTGGGGTTGCAATACCTTGAATATTCAACGAACCTTGGGAACGAGAAACAAGGCCACCAGCAGATGTCGCACTTACAGAAGCTCCAAACGTCACAGTTAATGTTGTGCTTGTCGGTACAGAGGCAACTGGAACTTGCGCTGTTTGGTTTGCAAAGTTTGTGGAATCACCAATGCCGTATATGGTTATATAGTCGCCAGTTGTCAACCCGTGAGCTGCGGCTGTAGTGATTGTTGCGACTGAAGATCCTGTTTTAACCGCCGACACAATCTTGCCATTGGGAATTGGCAAAGAATCCACGTTGGTAAAGCGAAAGCGAAGCGTGTACTGTTTTGTTGGATCTGGAACAACCTGAGTGCGCAATACTCGGGAGGCTGGCATACTTGTTGAGTCAACGTTGGCATCAAGAGCCTGCGCCATGTCAGACTTCAGAATAAAACGATATTCTGTAGTGGGCAAAAATGAGTAGGTGTACGGAGAGGCAATTGCTTGAACCGAGGCCGTTGAACCAGCCGTAACAGACTGATTGCCACCACCCGTTCCTGTTGGGAGCGAGTCACCCGCCGCCGATCTCAAATAAATAGACGCATTGGTTGTTGTTGCATTCTCAAAAATCTCCGACATGCCGTTTTGCGCGTACCCAAGCGCTGAACGTAAATACACAAAGCCTTGGCTTGTGTAAGGTCCGACAGTAAGAGTTGGGATAGTGCCACCGGGGCCAGCAGCGCAATAAAACTGCGTAGCGCTAACAGTGTAAGAAACTACCACTGATGGGTAGTTCATCCGACTGTCACTTGTAACGCCCTTAATGCCAATACGCTTGCCCGGCACTAGGCCATGCGGCCCGGTTGTAGTAACAATTAAGGTTGTTCCGTTTTGAGAAATACTTGAAATCGCAATATCCGCAACAGGAGGGAGCGGTGTCTCGGTGCTCACCAACTCCATCGACAGCTCTTGGCCCAGTGTGCGCTGAGACATTGACAGTCCCACCGATGTCTCAATAGGCATTGGAAAACTGCCAATGTAGGTCAGAATTGTCTCTGTGGCTGTCTGCAACGGGTCTTTGGAAATGACCAAGTAGCTGGCGGAGACGGCGTTACCGTCGGTCTGCACGATGTCGCCACTGCCCGTGGTCAGGTTCCAGTTAACGCCGGGTATGAAGTTCTCAAACGACTCGCGGAACTTACCTGTGATGTTTGCAGGAACAACTGGCAGACCATCAGGCTGCGCAATCGTAAACCCATCTATTGATACAGGCAACGGATTGGACGGAGTCACGGGGGAACCCCCCGTGTTGATCGTCAATAGTTCCGTCAGGGCGACTACTGATGCCATTACAAGCTTTCAATAAAGGCTTGGTGCTTTGCCAAAATACTTGCTTTGGTAGCTTCTGCGTCTTTCTTGGCGGCTTCAGCATCAGCTTTGGCTTGTTCAGCAGCGGCGTTTAAACCTTCTGCTGCGGCCAATGCTTTTGTAGCTTTATCCTGTGCAGCAACCGCTTCGTCCATCAACTTTTGAGCAGCTGCAGTAGAGGCGGCGGCATTAGTTTCAGCAGTTTTAGCCTTGGCAGTGACATCCTTAGCCTTGGTTTGAGCCGTAGAAACAATGTCAGCAGCTTGCGTTTTAGCATCGGCCACAATGGTTGTAGCGTCTGCATTGGCCTTAGCGACCAGTGCATCTGCCTCTTCCTTTTGAGCCGCAGCCTTATCACGCAAAGCAACAATCTCAGTAGCGGGGCCAATGGCCTCCACGTACTTTTTGTTCTCTGCTGTAGCCGCTTCTAGTGCATCAACTTTGGCTTTGTAAGCGTCTGGGTTTGAGACTAACGCCAATAAATCCAAAAGTTGATTGCCGCTACCACTCCCAGTAATATCGGTAGAAATGCTCATGCGTTACCTCCGCCACCGGCTTGGATAATTGTCAATGTAGCAGTGCCCGAACCAGCAGAAGAACTAATCCTAATGCCTCGCACGGGGTATGCAATGTTGGAGTTAAGCGAAGCTGAACCAGTCAAGGTAGGATGGTCAAACCATGTACTTGTACCGGCTGTTGGGCTGTAACCAGCCGCAAAAATATCGTCAAAAGTGTATTGCACTTTGTACGTGATAGTCCCAGAGACAACCACAGCCAACCCCATGTTACTGGGGGAGATGTAGGTGTCTACTGGGTAGACAGGGGAGTTGTTAATCCCCGTAACAGAAAGTACGACAGCACGCATTTTGCGCTCCTATCAAGAAGAAGCGGGAACACTTGAGCCATCAGAATCACGAACAGCGTAAGCCATTACCAAAGTACCAGCGCCAGCACTTAAAGTACCGCTGCTTGCCATTGTGTAGGTAATGATGTCATCAGTTGAACCTGAGTTAACCCATGAAGACATTTGAGCAGCAGTGCCAGTGAAAGTGATCACGCCAGCAGTACCGCCGGTAATAGCCGCGCAAGTGGCGATAGCTGTACCGTTTGCATAAATGGTGATAACACCGGATGTACCAGTGAATGTGGTGGTCTGCAAGAGCTGAATTGAAGTAATCAATGAGCCAGCAGGGATTGTGAATGCAGAAGATGCGGCGGTGTCGTTGTACGCTACGCCGTTTTTACTCTGGCAAACAATGGTGTTGCCCAAGTTGCGGATAGTGCCAGCAGTTGTGCCAGTAGTGTTTTTGACTGTGCCCAAGAGCCAAGGGCCAAGGTGAGTTGCGAATCCCATGATATGTCCTTACATACAAGTTAAGTACATCAATCGGTATGTCGTCAGCCGGGACTGTTTGATGTACCGGAAAGCCCGGATTAAAGACAATATACAGCAAAAGAAAAAGGGGCACAAGGCCCCTTTCAAATATTTCCGAAGAAATATCAGGATGTACCGGGTGAACCGAAGATACCCAGAGGATCAGACCAGCCGAAGCTGTAACGCTCACGAGCCTTGTAACGGACGTTGCCAGTGTCAAAATCACCATCCATGGAGTTTTGCAGAGGAGTACGTTCGAAGTGCTTCAAACCGTTAGGCACATCAGTTGTCAAGAACCAGCCGTTCGTATCTGTCAAGAAGTGGTTAACTGTGTAACCTTCAGGGATAGAACCGTTGTTTTTCAACGCGTTGATGTCGTTGTCGGTTGTACCAACACGCAAAGAAGTCTCAAGCAAACGAGTTGCAACGAACATCAGTGCTGGGGGAACAATCAACTTACGGGGCTTAGCAGCGATCAACAGACCACGCTCATCAGTCCAACCGGCGATTTGAATCACAGCGTTTTCCAACGATGTTTCGTTCAAGTCAGCGTTTGTTGATGGACGGTTGCTGTTTGTGCCGCCGTTAACCAAGGGGTGAGCCGTGGAGAACAAAGAAACACCGTCACCACCCAAGTATGAACCGCTGAAACCGTTGTTCAAGACGGAAGCAGCTTTAACTTGCTTGGTGTAAGCCATAGCGCGAGCCAAGGCTTTGGTGTAACGGGCTGACAAGCTGTCATACAAGTTATCTTCCACAGCTTCTTCAGTGATGGAGAAGCCCAGAGCAATAGTCTCGTGGTTGTAACGTGCGGTGAAAGCTTCCTGCGCATTGTCATAAGCAATGGCAGAACCCTCGTTCTTGACGGGAGCAGCAGAGAAGCCAGACAGTTTTGTCTCTTCTTCAAAGCTACGCTCAGATTTCTCTGTTTCGTAGATTTCTTTGTGCTCTTCGCCGTAGCGAGCGTATTCCAAACCAAACAAGGCGTTCAAGCCGGGCAGGAGTTCTTTAAGTAGTTGTGCGCGTGAAATAGCCATTTTAAGTTACTCCTTAAACACCAGCCGCAGCGTAGTAGCTGTGGTAGCCAAAGTTGAATTTCACAATGACTTCTGGCGAACCAACGAATGTCAAAGTGTTCCCTGATGTACCAGTGATAGAAGCGCTGGCGGTCAAAGACGTACCAGAGATTGCAGTCACAAAAGTACCTGCGGTCACGCCTGTACCGCTGATTGCCATACCGACTTTAATGTCAGAGTTGGCAGCAGACAGTGTTTGGCTGGCGCTAGTTGCAGTGGCTCCCAAAGTAGCAGTTGTAGTGATACCTGTGTCAGGCACCAAACCAACGATACGGAAAGGAGTAGTTGTAGCAATACGAGCATTGCTTGTATCCAAGCAAATAGCAATTGCGGAGTTACCTGCGGTTGTGTTCGCAGTGTTGCCAGTTACGACAAAAGCGTTAGAACCAACCAATTGCTGACCGAAGGCGGCAATGGTAGTGCTGACGTTAGAGCCGCTGTTATTAACAGCAACGACCTTGAACAAGGTGTCAGGATCATCAGCAACGATAGCAACTGCATCAGAAGCTACGGTGCCAGAAGGCCAGTACTGTGAGAACAGTTTCTGACCGGTCGTGGGGCTGGTATACGAGCAACCCAAAAAGACGCCGACAGTACCGGCATCATAGGTGGCAGACGTATATGTCAGCGCTGTACGAACGATATTACCAGTTGCAAACTTCACAATGTCACCGTAATAGATGGATGTGCCGTAAGCGCTGGCGATAGGGATGCTGCGGGTAGAACCTGCAAACACCTGCCCACCGATCAGGTTGATCGGTTGTAGGCCGTAGGGGGCCGAGACCGTTGGATAAGCCATGAAAGACTCCTATGTTTATTTAGAACCAGAACCAAACCCAGCTCCGCGTGTTGTTGTCGACTTGCGGTCAGAAAACAACGGCATTCTTGGGTCATTATTTCGCATGAAGTGGTTGTCCACTGAGTCCATCTGGTTTTGAGCTTGGGAGGCGTAGTACTCAGCCATCGCCTGTAATTGGCCCTTATGGATCTTGCAAAGCATGAGTCCACCAATTTCGACGTTGCCTGTTACAGCGTTACCTTCCATCATCAATTCCGGATGGTCTACTGCCTTAACCGGTACCCAGCCATCGCGAGTCTTACGAGACACGTTGGTTGGATCAGACTGCCCCAAAATGTGTGTCGCAATCCAGCGAAACTCAAAATCAGGATCAGGTGTCGGATCGGGCAGGGCGCTCGATGGTTTGTAAACGTATCGAACTTGTTTTTCGCGTGTTTTTAAATCACGTTGTGTGCGGTCTTGTGTTTCAGCCATTCTGTCTCTCCAATTTCATCACTTCAGCAGCATACTGCTGCGGGGTTAGTCCATACTTTTTAGCCAACGCAACTTGCGTCGTAGTTAGCTTCACCTTTCCTGCGCTCGTAGAACGAGATGCAGAAGCAACGACCGTGGAAGGCTTCTTGACTGCCTCACCAGACCTTTTGTCTCGGGCTCCACTGAAAATATCAGGGAACGTCGACTTCATGCGAGCATCAATTTGCTCGAAATATTCTTCAGAGCGGGGGTCAACCCCGTTTGTGACTAGTTTCTGGTGCAGCCCTAGTGCGTAGCTGGTGTATTCCTCAAACCCTTGAGCGCCGAACCACTGGTTTTTTGCCTGCCAGCGCAGTGTCTTTTCGTCGGGCTCAGCCTTTGCAGGCTGGGTTTGTGGAGTTTGTACATCAAAATTATCTTCCTGTAAAGGGGTTGGACGATAATTTTTTGTTTGTTCAACTTTAATCTTGGCGTCCATCACCGCTTCTTGGGCTTCAATGATGGCGTCCGTGTCAAAAGATTCTTGGGCCGCTTTGAGTTTGCGACGCGCCATATCCAGTTCGGAATCGGCACGCTGTTTAGCACCTTCAATAACAGCTTCCTGTCCTGTGTAGACGTTCTGCTTGAGGCGTTTGTTTTCTTCTACAAGATGCTGTGCAAGACGCTCTAGCTCTTGTTTCTCCCGCATCGTGGCTTCTTTGACTCGGCGCTCGTCGTGACGGGCGTGGGTCAACTCTTTGATTCGGTTCTTCACCTTGTCGGAGTACGACTCAATTTCTTCGTCGGTCGGATCAAGAACTTCTTTGTCCAAGGGCTTGCGGCCCCTGTCACGTTCAGGCGTGTCGTCTTCGATTTCTATCTCAACGTCGCCTTCCACCTCGATTTCAATCTCAGGTTCTTTTTTGTCGTCGATTTCGTCGGGGAACTTAAATTCGTCTTTTATAGCCATTTTTACTCCTTATGCACCAATAAAACGTTCGGTGTGTACGTTTGACTTTCGTCGGTTCCAAATCGCCGGTACGACTTGTATATTGTCCGGGCGACTGTCGCCGCCTTTAGACACCGGTAGCACATGATCGACATGCCAATGGCCGCCAACAACGTGTTCTCTCAACCGAGCAAGTGATACAGCTTCCTGTAGCACCCAAAATTCAAATGGGTTGAGGGCCTTCTCCAACGTCCTGCGATAAGATCGCATCGCCGTGAAATACGCTTGGTTGTTCTCAGCCCATTTAACTCTTGCTGCTCGTCTTGCATCTGAAAGAGGTACATTTTTTCGACGCGCTTCTGTAGCGGCTCTGCCGCCAGACGCCCTATACGTCGCTTCGTGCCTACGCTTTGCTGCCTGACCTTTTTCACTGGCCTCGTAGCGACGGCGAGCCTCTTTCTGAGCTTCACTACGCATGTGTAATCCCTCTGGGATCCTGAACAACAGCATCAACTTGGTCGTCGTTGATGAGACGGAACTCTTTACCGTAAATCTTGACTCGCGTACCAGAATACGTACGTACAAGCACAAAATCACCTTCTTTGCACCATGCTCCTGCGGGGAACTTGGCGGTGTCTTTGTACGCATCTGGGCCAACTTTCATCACAAATAGCACAGTTGTTGAGTGCTCTTCTTGACGCATGGTGGCTGTCGGTTTGTACAAATCAGTACCTTCAATCTTGTCAGAGACGTCTGGCACAGCGCACAAAATTTTCCAACCTGTGGGGTCGGGTAGTTGTCGTGCTTTTTCTTCGTCCGTAGCTTCTGGGGCGGGGGCCACCATAGGCTCGATGGTTTCAGGCAGTGCAAAAGCACCGGGAGACAAATCAAGATTACTCATCTGATTCTTCAACTTTCTGCAGCAGGTCTAGTAGATAACGCTCTGCGAGTGCTAGACCCGAAATAACACCACAGAGTTTTTGATATTCTTCAAATGATCGACACGAACCGCCAGCGAGATCGTCGGCGTAGTTGTTCATGTCCGTGCGTAATTTTTCGCGCAATACGCGTGCGAAGTCTTGAATCATTTGGTTGGTTTAGGTTGGTTTTTTGATGCGTGCTGCAATGCTGCAGTTCGCGCTTGTAAATCCAGCTGGGCTTTACTCTTTGCAATGTCAGTGCCCAGCTGTACGCCTGCACGCTCTTGCTCAAACTGTTGTTTGGTCTTGCTCTCGTTGATCTGTGCACCGACCTTGAGAGAGTCCAGCTCCAAGTTGCCTTTGACTTTCTCTTCTTCTAGCGCCTGCTTGTCGGAAGCAATAGCGGCGTCGATCATCAGCTTTTGTTTCTTGAGCTCCAGCTCGCCTTGTTTGATCTGCAACTCCTGCATCTGAAGCTGCAAGACCGGGTCTTGTGCTTGTTGCTGTGCCTGCTGCTGGGCAGCTTGCGCTTGGTTCTGCATCAACACCTGATTGGCCGCTTGAGCCATCATGCCTGAGAGCGCGATCTCCACCTGCGGTGGCAACTTCTCGTCTTCGGGTGGCAGTGGCATGCCCAACTGCTGCTCAATTTGCTGACGCATCTTGTAGCCAACGTGTTCTGCAATGTGCGCAGTAAGTGCGCCCATGATCTTGGGAGCCTGTGGGTTCTGGCCAATGAACTGCTGAATCATCGGGTCTTGCAACATCATCATGTGCACTTGGATGTGTGACTGATGGTCTTGGTGCAAGAACGCCTTGAGCGGTGTGCCCTTGAGCGCATTTTGATTCTCTTGCACAGGGTCAATCGGTTTCTGATCGTCCTCAATTGGTACAAGCTTGTCAGCGTTCTTAACACCCAGCACGTCCAGCATCCCGCGATGCAACTCTGGCAAGTTGTAAATGTCCGGAGCCATCTGCGCCATCTGAATCACGGCTTGGTACTGCACCACACGCTGGCTCATCGTCGCCGCATTGGGGTCAGACACAGGGATCACATCTACCAAGTCATAGTCCGCTTGCTTAGCTTTGCGGTTGCCGTACTCTGGATCGTATGTGTAATCTGGATCCGTGTAGTCACGGATCAGGTTCTTCAAGAGTTTTAACTCTTGCTTCAATGCAAAGTGCACACGGGCCTGCACAGCAGACATGACTTTAAGCTGGCGCTCAAGCAAAGCTAGCGTTGTACCCACGGGCGCGTTCGCGCTCATGTCGGCTACTTTCATGTCTGAAGTAGACGCAAAACGGCGGCCCTCTTCAACAATGTTGTTGAGCAAGTTGTACAGCGTAGCACTAGGCTCTTTGTATGGCAGCGGCAGGATATTGTCCCGAATGTTGCCAGAGCCAATGTCTACATCTCGCCACTCGCCGGGGGCAATCGGTGTGTCATCACCTTTAATCCGAAGGCCACGGGACTTGAGTCCACCCGGTAAGTTCGACAGTGTGCCCGCATCCACCAACTGGCGCATGAGAGATGTCGCAGATTTGGCAAAGCCACCAATGAGGTGGAAGAGGCCAAAGCCGTAGGCTCCGAAGCCGGGGATGTACTGGTAGTGGACGAAGTGCTGGCGCTTAAGTTTGAGGTCATCGTCTTCTTTCCAATTTCTACGAATAGACAAGATGTCGTTCGTACCTTTAATGATTGTCACAACGTACGGCAACATGATGCCGGTCTTCTCGCCGTCTTCGTCCTCGTCTTCATAGCCTTCAAGGTCTAAGTCAACGTGGCACTCAAGCAAGATGTAGCGCTCATCGTTTAAGTCACTAAAGCCTGTCTCTTTATCCTTGGCTTTCTGAATGTCTGTCTGCTCGCGTGTTGGGTCAGACAGCTCTGTGTCTAGGTAAAAGCCCGACTGCTGCAGCTTGATAATCTCATTCTTGGTCTTACGCATCACATGCGTGACGCGGTGGCATGTATCTAAGTCTGTCGCGCCGTATGGGAGGATGATGTCCTCGGCAGGAATAAACATAGAGACTTGACGGCCAAGGTTGGGGTCAAAATACACCTTCTTAAACGCTGAACCCGTAGCTGGCAGTGACCACAACATGCGCTCGTGCTCAGCACGAAACTCAACCATGTTCTCTGTCAACTCAAAGTTCATGTCTTCTTCAACGTTGGCCGCTTTCTCCCGTGTCTCTGGGGAGTCTTTACCTACAATTTTGGTACGCACGGGGCCACGAGCCGGGAACGTCTCGGTGATTGTCTCGGCTTGGAAGCGAACAACCGCTTCTGTAATCATGGGGTGGAACACGCCGCACGCGCCGTTCCAAGGTTCTGTGCGCTCCTCCATCTGAAGGCCGAGCAGTTTCAAACCCTCAATGTAAGACTTCTCCCACTCTTTGCGCGACGCTTTATCGTTATCAATGTCTCCGGCCAAATCGCCAGCAAGGGATTGCAAAACGCCAGCAGAAACGTATTCGGCAAGGTTGTCGTTAAAACCTTCTTCGTCCTTGTCTTCATCGGGGATCAAACTGATCTCCATACCATCCATGCCGATGGTGACTTCTTCGGGATCAACGATCTCGATCTCAATGGGGGACTCTTGCTCTGCAAGTGCGTCGATGCCAACGGGTTGTTGGTACAGCGCTTTGTCGATGTTCGTTGCCATGTTGTTCCTTAATAGTATGCCGCTTTGCGCCCGTAGCCATACAGCCGGTCTTCTTTCTCGTCTGAGTCGAGAGCAATAAACCCACCTTGTCTGTATCGCAACAGCGCCTGTGTTGTCGTATCCACGTAGTCGTCGTGTTCCCCAACAGGAAACGCCGCCATCTCTTCAATTACTTCCCGTGCCCAGCGTGTGTCAGGTGCCCAGACTTTACCACTGCTGAATAAATCTGCAACTGCGTTCACACGCACCATCTTGTCGTTGCCCCGTGACGGGCTGAACTCCTGCACCGGTATGCCAGTGGCCCGAAGTTCTTGTATTAGTGGTGCGCCAGCTGCCTTTTTCTCCACAATGAACGCGTCTGGCTCCCACTCTTTCCAATGTTTGAGCGCCACGGCCTTAAGTTCTGGAAAAGCCATCCGGTCTTTAAACGCGTCGAGCAATATCAGCTGCGGTGAGTCATTCTCTTCCTCGTTATAGAACACGCCCCATGTGGTGCATGCTGAATAGTCAGAGTTGTTCTTGGTTTCAAACGCCGTATCCCAAGACTGAATGATGTAGTCACACTTTGGGGGGTCATCCTTCTCCCAACTACGCCACATCCTGCGTGAGATGACGGCTGAGTTCTCAGATGTGGGCTGCTGCATGTACTGCGCGTTCCAATACCGTGGGTCAAGCGACGCTTTTGTTGATTTCAAGGACGCCAGCGGCCACTGCTCTGGCCAAAGTGACTTCTCGTCCTCGCTGTCTTCGTTCAGTATCGCAGGCAGCTCCACAATCTCCCACGGCACAGCCTCTGGGTTCTTGGCTTGGTAGTCAAGCAGCCGCCCAGTCAAGTCCAACAGCGACCACCTAGTCATAATGACTATGATCGCCCCGCCCGGCATCAAACGTTGGAGCGGCCCTGTCTGGAACCACGACCATGCGGTATCAAAAGCCAGTCTGCTATTTGTTTTAACGTCCTGCTCGGAATGAGGATCATCAATAACGAACAAATCAGCACCACGACCAGCAAGAGCGCCCCCGACACCAGCAGCATAGTACTGACCGCCAGCGCTTGTAGACCACTTACCAGCGGCTTTTTGGTCGTCTGCCACCAATGTTTGAGGAAAAACATCGCGATACTCCTCTGAGTCAATCAAATTTCGTACCCGCCGACCAAAGTCCTCAGACAAACCCGCCGTGTGCGTGCCCATGATAATCTTCTTGTTGGGGTATTTGCCCAGAAAGTACGCAGGGAACAGGTAAGAGCTGAACTCCGACTTGCCCATACGCGGCGCGATGTTGATAATCACCCGCTTTTTCTTGCCTTCAACCACATCTGTGAAGATTTTTGCCAGCTTCCTATGGTGCGGCCCAATCTTAAAGCCCGGATACACCGCAGTAGCAAAGCCCAGCATGTTTGTTTTAGCAGCTTGCAGACTGGCGCGGCGTTCTCGCACTTCTATATCGTCAAGAAGCTCAATCTTGTCATGCAAGCTCATGTGCGGAAGCGCTTTCTGTATGGCTTCCAGCTCAACTTTGCTTATAGACGTAAACTGTTCAAGATTCATCTGTGCTCTCTGACCCATCATTCTGCACAGGTGGGATATCTTCTGGGCGCTCGGAAACGTCCACCACGTCTATCACTCCCATGAACTTAGCCAACTTATCCTTGATGCGCTGCTCAACTTCAGCGTCGCTCATCTCAATCTTTTTGACCTCAATTTGCTCAGTAAACAGCCCGACTTCCGTGACTTTGCCTAGCGCGATCAAAGCTTTTAGTCGGATGTTGGCGTTGGGCGACTTAGTCTCCTCAACCAGTTTGGCCACTGTGTAGCCCCGGATCTCCTGCGCCATATCAATGAACTGCCAGTCATACGCAGCCAGCATACCCGTCAAGTGGCGTACAGCAGGGGGAGTCTTAAGTTCTGCAAGGGAAGCTTTTTGCTCCGCAGTATCTGAGTTGGTAGTCAGCGTGTTGAAAGCTTTTCGCGCAGCTTGTGTCTGTTGTTGGTTTGCAACAGACTCGTCATCGTCCACACCCAGCTCTGCTAACCACTGCTCTGTAGTAACTTGCGCAGACAGGACATCCTCGGGCGACGCGTCGTCCAGTTTTTCAAAGCCTTCCCGAGAGGTGACCTCAGGTTCAAAATGCACCAAGTGATCTAACATGCGTAGGAATCCGTTTCAGTTGCTTCCTCGTTGGCGCTAGTGTACACTTCTTCTTGGCAACAATGCAAGCGATTGTATTTTTGCTTCTCCTCGATGGTTCAGTTGCCATCTTTACCCCCGGAACGTCTGCAGATGCCCGGGGGTTTTTTTTGCCTCGAGTTTTTTCAAATTTTTATAAAATTTTATGGGGGTACTGTGTTTTTGTACAGTATAGGTTATCCGGATTTTTTGAAATTTGAATTGTGGTTACGAAACAGTGTTCACACCATGACGCCACGGCACACCCCAATAGGGCTTGGTGGGGGTAGGGTGGGGTTCGAGTGTGGAGAACTCTCCACTCTGTCAAGGGGATACGGCAACGACTTGTGGTATACTAGATGTATCGATTGGGGGAACTCAGTCGGTTCGGTTTGCCTCGCCCGTCTGCGAGGTTTTTTTCTTTTGGAGATTCAATCATGAACATTCAGTTCGATCGTTACATCGTTGCCGTTGGTAAGGCATTGGAATCAAACGCCAAGGTTGGTGTTGCACTCAAAGCCTTCAAGCCCATCTACGACAAAGCTACGCCAGAGAAACAGTTCGAGTATCGCTTGGCTGTTGGCACACTCATTGGCAAGCACTATGAGTGCGAGACTCGCGAGAGTGTCTATCGTGG